AATTCAACCTTGAAGGTCTCTTGCGCGCCGACAGTGCGGGCAGGGCGCGCTTCTACCAGCAGATGACCGCCATCGGGGCCATGACCATCAACGAGGTCCGTGCGCTCGAGAACCTGCCCCCTGTTGAGGGAGGCAACGTGCCCCGCATGCAGATGCAGAACGTCCCGATCACAAGCGCGGGACAAGAAGCACTACCGGCACCAACAGCCGAGGAATAGGCAACATGAAAACTAAGATTTCTGCTCCGATCTTCGACATTAAGGAGATCTCGGAAGAGGGTGTCTTTTCCGGCTGGGGATCCATCTTTGGCAACAAGGACAGCGGCGGCGATATTGTCGTGGCCGGGGCCTTCGCGAAAAGCCTTGCCGAGCATCGGCAAAAGGGCACGAAGGTCAAGATGTTTTGGCAGCACGATCCGCATCAGCCGATTGGTAAGTGGACCGACATGGCCGAGGATGGCAAGGGGCTCTACGTCGAAGGCAAATTGAACATGGGCGTCCAGCGTGGGCGCGAGGCCTACGCCCTTCTTAAAGAAGGCGACATCGACGGCCTGTCGATTGGTTACAGCATTGTCGATGCCGAGCCAGATGAGAAGCGCGGGGCGCTCCTGCTGAAGCAAGTCAAGCTTTGGGAAGTCTCAGTGGTATCGATGGCGATGAATGAGCGCGCGCGGATCGACTCCGTGAAAGATGCTCTCTCCATAGGCGAGCTTCCTTCATTACCCGAATTTGAGAAGTTCCTGCGCGAGGCAGGTTTCTCGAAAACGCAAGCAGCGGCCATCGCCGGTCGCGGCTTGTCGCACCTGCTCCGGAGTGAGTCCGAGGGCGATACGGCGGACAACCAGGCACATTTCCTCCGAGCCTTACTCGGATAGCGCCTGCTTATCTTCAAATCCACTCAGGAGAACCCCAATGAAACACCTTACAATGGGCCGGCTGTTCTCGCTCGGCCTTCTTGGCACTGTGCTGGCTGTGGCCGCGCTTGCAACGTCCTTCGGCTTCGATGTTGGTTCGCTCAACAGCGATGGTGTCGCTATGGCGACCATGGCTGCCGGTGGCGCGGCCTCCGGTGAGCTGGAAAGCCTCGCTCGCGAAGTAAAGTCTCAGTTCCAAGCCTCCGTCGACAAGGTCAAAGAGATCGCCGAAGAGGCGCTCGGGAAGGCCAAGTCGGGCGAGGATATTTCTAACTCGGTCAAAGAGAAGGCAGACGAAGCGCTTCTCAAGATGAACGGCCTGGCCGAACAGGTTGCCGAACTCGAGCAGAAGATGGCTCGCGGCGGCAGGGGCGGCGACGAGCGCGAAAAGTCACTTGGTGAGCAGTTCGTAGAGTCGGAAGGCTTCAAGTCCTTTGCTGACAGCGGCTTTGCCAAGAGTGCCCGCGGCGCGGATATCCGCATCAAGGCAACGCTCACTTCCCTCACGAGCGATGCGGCTGGTTCTGTCGGTGACGCGATCGCGCCAACGCGCCTGCCTGGTATTCTTCCTCTCCCTCAGCGCCGGCTTACCGTTCGCGATCTTCTGACCCAAGGGCAGATGGACGGCAATGCGCTGGAGTACGTCAAGGAAACTGGCTTCACCAATAGCGCCGCTCCGGTAGCTGAAGGTGCGGCCAAGCCGGAGTCGGACCTGAAGTTCGACATTGTCACCACGTCCGCCAAGGTCATCGCGCATTGGATGAAGGCATCCAAGCAGGTTCTGTCTGATATCGCGCAGCTTCGCTCGATGATTGACCAGCGCCTGCTCTATGGTCTTGCCTACGTAGAGGAAACCCAGCTCCTCAACGGCGATGGAACCGGCCAGAACCTGCACGGGCTCATCCCGCAGGCGACGGCTTACTCGGCTCCGTTCACGCCGACCGACGGCACGGCGATCGACACCATCCGCCTCGCCGCCCTCCAGGCTGCGCTCGCGGAATATCCGGCCACCGGTATCGTCATGAACCCGACGGACTGGGCTCGCATCGAACTGACCAAGGATGCTGGCGGCAACTACATCATCGGCGTACCGCAGGGCGGCATCAATCCGACCCTCTGGGGCCTGCCAGTCGTAGCGACCAAGGCAATCACCGTGGACAAGTTCCTGGTGGGTGCGTTCAAGCTCGGTGCTCAGGTCTTTGATCGGTGGGATGCTCGCGTCGAGACGGGCTACGTGAACGACGACTTCACCAAGAACCTCGTCACGATCCTGGCTGAAGAGCGGCTTGCGCTGGCCGTGTATCGGCCGGAGGCTTTCATCTACGGCGATCTCGGGTACGTCTCCTAAGAGATCGGCTCGGTAAGGCGGGCGGCTTCGGCTGCCCGCTCTCTGAACTGATGGAAGGAATTCCCATGGCAATCAAATCCAAGCAGCAGGCCAAGCGGAGCTTTGCGGGCTTCCTCGGCGCGAACGAAGGCGATCGGCCGGAAGCGCCTGAGAATACGACGGCCCCGGCTATCACCGGAACCGCTCAGGTAGGTGAAACCCTCTCAGTAACCCCGGGCGAATGGGCTGGGGTCGCTGCGCCGTCGCTGTCCTATCAGTGGGAAGCAGACGGCGAGCCGATTTCAGGCGCTACCGGGACAACCTACGCGCCTGTTGAAGATGACGTTGGAGTGGAGATCACTGTGACCGAGACGGCTGTGAACTGGAAAGGGTCCGCGTCTGTGACGAGCGCCCCGACGGATGCAGTCATCGCAGCTGAAGAGGAGTAGCAGCCATGAAATACACCGTCATCCGCCAGCATTTTGGCGACCGGATGTATATGCCGGGCGAAGAACGCGATGCAACTGCCAGCGACGTGCAGCATCTGGTGAAAGCAGGCGTCCTGGAGGAGGCTAAGGCCAAGGCCGAAAAGCCCGTGGCCAACAAAGCCGAGAAGTCGGCCCCGAAGAACAAAAGCGAGTAGCCTTGATGCACCGTCCCATCCTCGTGGAAGCGCCAGCAGTTCTCCCGGTCTCTCTGCCAGACGTAAAGCAGGCGCTGCGCATCGAACATAGCGACGATGATATGGTCCTCGAGGGTCTCATTCGCTCTGCTGTGGATCACTACGAGGGCTGGAACGGCATCCTTGGTATCGTGCTGGTCGAGCAGACGTGGCGTCAGGACTTCGACTGCTTCAGCGATTGCATGCGCCTGCCTCTTGGGCCGGTGCAGGAAGTTGTCTCGGTGAAGTGGCGCAACAGACTGGGCCAGTTGTTCACTGTTGCAGCGAGTGACTACGCGCTGCGCACCGACGGCGGGGGCCGGTCATTCGTCCGTTTCGGTAGCAGCTATTCGCGCCCGAGCGATTTCTACGAGAGCGAGGCGGTGCAGGTGGAATACAAAGCCGGGTGGCCTGTCGTTGATGGACGAAGCACGGTTCCTCACGATCTCCGCACGGCCATCATTCTCCGGGTCCAGTTGTCCTACGATGAGGCCGCCGAGAACAATTCGGCCAATGTCCAGCGGGTAGAGGACGCTCTGATCTCGAAATATCGCAGGATGTATATCTAATGGCCATCACGGCACAATCTCTCCAGCAAAGCATCGCTTTCGACGCGCCGACCGAAGTCAGTGACGGGCAGGGTGGCGTCATCCAGGGATGGCAGGAGCGTTTCCGGTACCGCGCGCATTATCGCTTCCTGCGCGGCGGCGAGACAGTCCAGGCCGCACGTTTGGAAGGTCGCCAGCCGGTAGTCATCACCGTTCGTGCATCCAGCGAGACGAAGCAGGTGAGAACGGAGTGGCGCATTCGCGACACGCGCACCGGCACGCTCTACAACATCCGCGGCATCACCCCGACAGACGATCGCCGGTTCATCGACATCCTTGCCGAGAGTGGGGTGGCCGTCTGATGGCGATCGAAGGCCTCGCTAGGCTCAAGCGCAAGCTGACCAAGTCCATACCCGAGCGGGTGAGGAAGAACACCGAGGAAGCCCTGAAACGGGCGGCGCGATCTATCACGGACACGATGGAAGCCTTTGCACCGCAAGATACCGGTCGGCTCAAAGGGTCTATTGGCTGGACGATGGGAGACGCGCCAAAAGGCTCGCTGGCTTCGAAGCCAGCACGGCGCGACCCCGGCGACATCGTCGCCACGGTCTATGCAGGTGACCGCGATGCCTACTATGCGCGGTTCGTAGAGTTCGGCACCCAGAATATGAGCGCTCGGCCCTTCTTTTATCCAGCCTATCGCCTTCACAAGAAGCGGGTGAAGGGCAGCATTTCGCGGGCGATCAAGAAGGGGCTGAAAGA